TCATACATAATCCTCTGCTAATACCACATATTCAATATAGAGATTTTCCAAAGTCTCATCGTCAAAGCTCATCAACTTATCGGTAGTAAACCAGAAGGAGAGCAACTCAATTAATTCAGCACGGTTTTTAGTAATCATGCAATCACCATCACAAAATAGATTAATGAAGCCAGCACAGTCATTAGGAGACTGGTCTGGAGGAGGGAGAAAAAGTCTTTATTTGTCATCATGTAAACCATTATACAGGTACCACGGCAATTGTCAATGGCTCATTTAGGACCTGTTGTGAAAATACAACACCGCCATATAAGTTCTTATAGGTGTTGGCAACCGATTCCAGATAGAATTGCATTACTTTTCCTTCTTTGGTAATCAATGTATATTCCATAATATTCCTTAAAATGTATTCAGTTCTGGCGCCCGCTCGGCAATTATCTCTCTCTCACGCTGGTGGGCTGGTTTACGACCACGAACCACCTCTACAACCTCATAAGTCAATTGGACTTCAGGATTCGAACGGAGGAAGGCGTATAGAGACCAGTCTTTATCCTCACGCTTGGCTCTGCTTAAATGCTTCTGGACACGCACCTTTACACTACGCAAAAATGCATTACCCTCTGCAACGGTGAGGCCAATGTACTGCTCACCACTCTCTGCGGTAATACAGTAAATTACATGGTTACGGTCACAACGCTTTTTTCTCATTATGTAACCATTATACAGGTATTACGGCAAATGTCAAGCCCCACCGTAACCTATTGATTAATAAGGGCTTTTTTCATTACTCCATATACGGCTGAAGATAGTTTTTACCTCCTTGCCTCTATGATAGTATTTTAACAACTCTCCAAGGTGGTCTAAATCTTCTGCATAAAAGAATTTAAACTCACCATTGGTAAAGAGGACTACGTATTCACTATGCGTCCTCATCATCGAAATCAGGACCATAGAAGCGAGGGTCTGCTAGATAATTCAGTTCCTCATCCATTTCAATTTCATCAATATGGTTATCAATGTTCCGTTCCTTTCGGCTCTCTCTAGCCGATTGTAAAATATCATCTAAATCCATTATTACTCCTCACTCATATCATTAGCCCAGCGAACACCACGCCAGAAGGCTGCTCTCTCAGCTCTCAATATCATAGTATCACGAGCTGACCTCATATACACATCGAAAGCCCTAGCATCACGCTTACGGGTGGATGACTGGTTAAACTTCGGTCTGGGACCACGGAACATCACATAATACTTGGTGAAATCAATATAGGGTAACACCTCAGCATATCGACCAAACGGCACACCTTTATAGGATGACCTGAATCCAATAGGTGTAACATAGTCCGCCAGACAGTTTTGCATTAAGACTTCTCTCTCTCGGTAGTTCACGCAAATACCTCCTTAGATAGAATCTCATCTTCCACCAGCTTATTACAAGCATTCATGGTCATCTGAAATACCAAGTACAATGTCGCCTTCTCCTTGGAAGGGAACTGTTCAATTTGCTCTTGGATTTGTTCTAGGGTAGGAGTAGCCCATAGGTTACTCTTAGGAATAGGGTTGGTTACAGTATCGTACATAGTTTGCCTTTCACAGTATTTTAATATCAGTATCAGTAATTATTTTCTTGAACAAATTTAAACCTACATAATTTTTTGATTTTTTCTTCTCATAATCTTCTAGAGCCTCTACCATGTCATTAAAGGTAACAGTTCTAAGTTGACCTGTAACATAGGTATAATGGGCGACATAATATAACTCAATCTTCATATTACCTCCTAATCAATAAGAAACCATTATAACACAATGAAGGTAAATGTCAAGCCCTCGGTAAACCATTGATTTTAAACAAAAAAATACCTGACCAAACCGGTCAGGTACTCTGCTGATTCACCGATTAACCTTTAATGACCCGTTAGGGTGTCGCCAGGTGTCGCTCACATCGGTGCATTGTACTATACTCAGCTGTATAGCGCAAGAAGGCGACCAAATAATAAAGTATTTTTGGAGCAGAACCTTTGCTTGCATACTATGACCAACGTCTTGGGTTTAGATGGTTCATCCGCCGACAAACCACTATGCATCATTCCAAAGTTCCCGCCAGAAATACTCTCTTTATCAACTCAACAAATACCATTATACAGGTTATCCTTCAAATGTCAAGCCCTCCGTAAGCTCTTGATTCCATTAGGTATTTTTAGAAATCTGGTGTATAACCTTCTGGTAGTTCATAGAATTCAGGTATCTCTATGGCAAAATCATCAACGGTTAGAGAGTTTAATGGAGTATTAAGCATAGATTGTTTTGCGAGGGCTGCAGGAGTTTTATTATAGTCCTCTGCGACTTCTTTCATATTCTCTCGGACTCTCTCTGATACTTCTCTGTTGGAGTTACTGCATGCCTTAGAACAGAATACTCCTTGTTTCCTAAAGGGTTTCTCGCAATATTTACAGTTTTTTTCTCGGTATTGCCCCATACAATTCTCTACACTTTTCTATGTTTGCCTGGCAAGTCATTCATTACCTATTATATATTAGTAAGGTATAATCGGTCTTTATATACATGGAAGGTTACTATATGATTACCATGGTATTCTACTATCTTCCTACCAAATAGGAATAGTTTTAGTCTGGTAATCAATGACGGATGTAATAATAACTGGTAATTATCTATTATCTCTTTGGGTAGGTTATACGGTGTCATTATATCACTTTACTGCGGTGGTATTCTTATGCTTCAATGACTTCTTGGTTATCTTCTTATACAATTTTCTCTCTTTTATGAGGTCATGTAATAGTATAGCCTTATATAACTTTTTGATTAGTTTCTTTACTTTCATCGTGTTCCTTTATCCATTTTAGTGCCTGTCCTATGTCTTTATACTCTGGACTAACAGGTTTATTCTTTATTGTTGACCATTGGTATCTTAACCTCTCGGCAATATCCCACTTATTATTGTCTTTATCCCACTTGGCAGAGGTATGGTAGATTTTATTCAGTATCATTTAATCTTATTCTTCTTGCGGTATTCAAGGAGTTCTAGGGCTTTCTTATAAGTCCAAGGATGTCTATGGTTTAGATGGTTACCGGTCGCACCAGTCCAGTCATAGAATTCGGCATCCATAAAACCAATCTTCATACATTCTGGATGCTTCTTCTGTAACTGTTCTAATTCATCTGCCCATCTCTGCCATTGGTCATCCGATATTATATTCTCATCTAGCATATAATAGAGGCAAGAATGGACTGCCATCTGTTTACGGCGTTGGAGTATAATCTCTTTGGGAGTTCTGGTCATAATTTCTTATATACTATTTTCAAGTTCTTCTTCTAGTATCTTTGAAATGAAACCTTTTCTTTTGTGTGCTGGAAGATTTTCTTCATGCAACATTGTTTTGTATCTATGACAGCAATTGCAAAGTGATTGTAGGTTACTCACATCATTATTGTTTGGATCGCCGTCTATATGGTCAACCTCTATTTGCCAGTTAGGTGCCATAATGGTGGTGGTGCATTTGAACCCCAATCGACCATCAATATTCTCACAGTATTCTTTACGATATTGTTTATAATTCCAACCTGCCATTTGATATTTTCCTTTGTGGTGTGAGGAACACAACTTATGATATTTACCATTACCTGAATTATCGGCATATTTACCGCAACCGGGTTTGGCACATTTTGGTGCGGGGTTTATGACATCTTTTCCCCATAGAGTATTAGCTATTTCCCATGCCATTTCCGTTCCTTCTACACATATTATATAATACTATCATTATACATGAATACAACTAAAAATGAGGCAAACTTAATGTTTACCAGGAACCGTCATCTACCCATACTCGGATAGTCAAGAACAACCAAGTGAAGGCATAGGCATAGATGTTCTCATTTGGCCATTCATTGGTTGTTTCGTCTCTTGCCCATGGTTTTAATCGCCATTGTATAGGATTCAATGTAATCACAATCGAGGCACCAGAATATTTTAACCAGTTCATTTTATTGCTCTCCAATCGTCTCTACTCCTAATCTCATCGAGGTATTCAAATTTCTTGTATAAGGTGGTAACATCAAAATCAGGAGTGTCCAGTTCTATCACCATCTGCCTTAGTTCCTCGATTGTATATTCGGATAAGTTCATAGTATATTAGACCAACTCTTTAGTTTCTCTCGTTTATATACAGAGCTGGTCTCAACCATACTCTGCGATATAATACCCTTTTCATAGAGAATATCAATCATACACATCAGGTCACCAATTTCTTCTTCAAGGCGTTCTTTATTAGTTCTATCCTCATAATGACCAGATAATCCAAATCGGAGTATTTTACTAATGGCCTGACTGACCTCAGCACACTCTTCTTGGGTGATAATTAATGCTTCTTCGGATGCCAATCGGCCTCTGAGGAAGGTAACAACTGGTTTATTTTCCATTTAATTGGTCTCTCATCGCTTTACATTCATCTTCAAGCATTAGATTATGTTTCTTCAGTTTATCGGTATTATCCACATGCCATTTACAAAGGTCTTTATAATACTTTATTCGTTCTTCTAGTTTAGTGGTATCAACTGGTATCGGTTGTGTTTTACTTCGACCTAGAAATAAACCAAAAGCAAACCAGCAAAAGTATGTCAAAAATTCTATCATCATATTTCCCATTTCAAACCCATTAATCGGTAAACCAACCTTCGGTATAGAGGTGGCTTAGTTTTCGACTTTATAATAGTGGATTGTACATCAATAGTGAGTTTAGATGCGGTAAATGTTGCGATGGGTTGTACGGCAACGGTAGTGAATTCGTGTATAGAACCTAGAATCGGCATACTATGGGTGCCTGCAATCCCTTTGGCTCGGTAATACAAGTGTGTGGGACCATAATCGAGGTCTAGTGGCATCTGTTCGGTAAGTGGAAAAAACATTTCAAGTTCTAACTGTTTCATACATCACTCCTTGGATTTTAGGTAATTGTTGTAATCTCTCTGCATTTGGCCATAATGGTCACCGCCAGCACAATGTTCTAGTTCATGCTCAAGAGCCGAGGTGTGATTCGGTAACACATAGATGGTACAGGTATTTTGGTTGAAATTATAGATGGCACATCCGAATGATACGGCACCTAGTAATTTAAACCATAATGGAATATATTTGTAACATTGTGATTGTAGTTCAAAGAAACCAACTTCATTAACAGTAATGTCCAGTTTTGGCATATTGGCTATTCTAGGTTGCATTGGATAGCAGGCAACTAACAATAACACCATTATAATACAAATTAGGCGTTTCATGCCAAATCCTTAATCAATATAATCTTTTTGTTCTCACCAGTAGGCTTTACGAATAGTTCTTTCAACTGTTCACCTGTATTCCATTTCATACTAGATGACTTATGTTTAGGTAGACCGGCAGTCTCACCAATTCTCTTCCAATTATCGGCCAAATAGACTGCACCATTCTTACCAGCACCAACAAAGGTAATGATATGTTTCAAGTCATCGCCATACTTTTCTTTCCATGCCGATGGTGCCTTCTGCCTCAATTGTTTTAATATTTGAGTACCACCGTTCTTTATGGATTGTATCATACAAAACCGCCAATTGTTGGCAATAGTATTGAACAATGCCTTGTATTCTTGCTTGCTGACACCGAGATGGTTTAGTATATCTTTAGGTGGTGGGTAGACCGATGAGCCAAGACCAATCATACCGACAAGCACATCATCATGGTAGATTAACCAATCAATACGGCGACCAACACTTGAATTGGTTGGCACATATGAATGGTAGTTTTCAATGATATGTTTTACTTGTGATTTTTGTATTGGTGTGGTTACTTGTACCAGTTTAATCATCTAGAACCATACAATTGTTTCTCCAACTCTTGGATTCTTTCCAATGCGGATGCCAATTGATTCTGTAATTCTTTAATTGTTTCACCCATCCTAAGGATGGCTTCAGTTTCGGATTCTTTTAATGTTTTCATTATACACTTTTAATTCTTAATAGTTTACCATCCATGAATAGTGCTGAGTATGTAATCCATGCATCTTTCTCCCAACCACCATTATCTTTATCTTCACGGTAGAATCGAATGTTACCATCAAAATCATGGCATTGAACCCATCGTTCATTAAATGTTCTCAGATAACCACCAAGAAAAGAATCTTCATCGGCATGCCATTCAGAATCATACTCTTCATGCCAAAGGAAAATATGACCAGAGCATTGGTCGTGTTCTATCTTATAATTATCAATTGACTGCATTGGTGTATCTTTAGTCTGATACTGATGGCCATTATAGTGTAGGTTGTCAAACATTCCCATTAATACATCACCTCTAAGATGCTTCGTTCAAGTTCAACCCATTCAGTACCCATATACTGTTCGGTGACCTGATAGGTTTCTAACCATATAGTCCAAGTATCAATCTTGGTGGGTTTCCAAGCAAAACGGCGGTAAGTTCTAGTCTCACCGCCTTTTGGCTTATACTCTACATTAGACCACTTCATTCTGTATCTTCAACACGCTCAATACTTACTTCACATGTGATAATCATTTCAGTATCATCTTGTGACCAACCATCACTTTCTAAATCCCAAAGAGAATTACCATCATCAAACCATTCTTGTTTCTCAGCAATTTCTTCTTCAGTCATGCCTTCATATTCATAATCACACCAGCAACCATCATCGGTAGACCAATCGACCACTTCATAATCACAATTGAATAGGTCTATGCCTTCTTCAATAACAGGTGGTTCATCACCTTCTGTTTCAATAATAAATTCACCCCAACGCCAACCAGTTTCCATAGTAATCGATTGGCCATCTTTATGCCATGTCTCTCGTTCAATACAAGATTTTTTCCAAGTAGGTTCAACTTTCCATAATGCCATGATTTATATTTCCTTTAAGTGTAACATCATATGCGTATAGAGAACGGATAACAAATTCAGCCAAAATAAAATCAGGTGTATTCATAGTGTTATCTATACTGTAACGATTTAGTAAAGAAGCCAATTCTCTACGAAAATCCTCTTCTTTATTTACCATCTTTTGTTTGTTTTTGATTGACTATCGGTGCAAACTTTTGAAAAGTTCTTCGAATGTCGGTGTCGCAAGCTGGATTATATTTCCAGTTTGGATTCTTCCAATGGGGGTTTTTGTTTAAGCATTTCATGTCCATGATTAATCTCCGTTCAATTCACCGCTAAGATACTTCTTCCACAAATCCTCGTTATCACCCATTTCAGCAGGCTTACGAACAAGGTGCTCTTGTACTAGGGATTCATATGTCTCAATGATATCCTTTAATTCTTTGATATACTGCCTCTGCTTGAGTATTACCTCTTGCATTACCTCTAATTCATTCATAATTATATCACATTTAATTTAGAATAGCAATAGAAATCGCCTTGCCGAACCACTACTTTGCCGTCTAATTGTTGACAGGCTCGGTTAAACTCACTATATTCTTGCCGAACATCATAATACATACCGAAAACAGATAGTACAATAAGTAGGCAAACTATTGTAATTGATACCCATTTACCCAGCACATTCGTTGCGTACCTCATTTAAAACTCCATTTATTTAATCATATAACTTATAACTCCTGACACATACATTATTACGGCAACGAATTCAACCAAGAATAGTGGCTTATCTTTTTGTAGATAACCAGCATATGTCCATAATGCCGAACCCACCAAACTTAAAAATATGTTCAATGGGTATATATTAAAACTTGTTAGGCCTATTCCCAATAAACACAATATGGTGCCTGCCCATTTAATCACAACTTAGGTTCTCTATCTTCAACTATTGGTACAGGTGGTTTCTTTAATGCCTCATTGATAGCATCCGTTAGCGAGTTTCTACTACGACCAAATTTAGGCTTTGGATTACGATATGTTTCAGGATTCATCCAATCTGGTAATGGTTCATCATCACTATCATACTGCCAATTCATTTTTCATCATCCTTTTGTTTCATTAATAACATCGAAAGAAATGCGTTGATTTGATTCTTCAATGTCTGAACCAATTGGCATTGAGCTTCAACTTTCTCTTCCAGTTCTTCAGTTTGTTTATTGTCATTCATGGCTTTGCCTTTATTTTATCTAATACACTTTTTGCTGCTGATAAATCCGATTGGTCTATTTTTCCTTCAACAGCAATAATAGCCTTCAAATACTGTTGACGAATGAATGCCTTATCTTCCCAAATGATTTTACCATCAACTGTAATACTGGTGATGTTGGCATTTTTGTTTCGTGTGATAATTGTTACTCTTGCTTTTTTGGGTTCACTCATCTTCACCGCCTCTAAAGTCCAATAAGAACAAATAGCTAAAAACATACCACCAAGGCGACCAGTCTAACAATACAACTAGTGCCGTGGTGCCTGCCAATACTATCAGGTTATATACTGCCACTACAAGAACATGCCAGTTCATTTCTTGAATAGCCATTTATGTAACCATTCTATTAAATTGAATTCTTTTCTGTTTGGGCAGGTTCGGCCTTGATTACATTCGTTATTGCAACATTTTGACATATTATTTCTCGATTATTGTACTTTTTGTACATATAGTTGGTAAAGTGGGGCACAATCAATATAAAGTTTTCTACCATAGATAGTCGTGAAAGCATCAATAGCAATCTTAGGGCACCTTAAAGGATCTTTTTTTTCAATCGGATATTCAGACCATGTATAATCATCAAATGCAATATAGCCACCTGGTCGTACTAATTGATATGACATCAGAGCATCAAAAAGTACATCAGGTGCTTGGTGTGAACCGTCCACATAAACAAAATCAAAATAGTTTTTCTTGCCTTGAACCAACATAGTAGGTAAAACAATATCACTCGGTGCTTTATGCTTAATGATTTGAATATTCTGACCTGTAATAGATTTAATTGTACCAATATTGTGGTCGTAACGCATTTCTACACCAGCCATATCATCACTTGAATGTGATTGGTCATAATCCAACCATGGATCAACACAATGAATTTCAGCAGGTTGTGATGGATCAAGTTCAGCCAGTTTTTCTATCAGATAACATGTTGCTTGACCTTCATTCGAACCAATTTCTAAAATTCTTCGTGGATTAAATTGTGGTAATAAAAAATCCCAAAATGGTTTGCATGTGCTTTCAAACCAATTATTTGTATATTGAAATTTACTTCTATCTAAAAACATCATATTATTCACTCATTTCTTTTATAAAATTATCATAGAGTATATCACCAACTTGGTGTGCTTCTATTTCCCATGGCCTATCGTGATAAGGTATCTCATCTGGATTAACCTTCTCACCCATCCACCTATTCATCTCTTCATTCAATTGCCGTTTGCAATATTGTTTCACATGAACCATCTCATGGGCAATAGTTCTTAGTATCTCTTCTTGACCTATTTTTCTATGTATATGGAATTTGAAACAACGAGGAATGCCACGCATGTTATAATCGGTAACTTCTATTTCACCGGCAATATCAATCTTTTGTGTAAATGCGATTTCAACCATTATATATGGTTGTAACTGTTTTGTCAATAGTTTATCGGCAAAGAATTGGACAGCCAATCTTTGTTGTTTTGATAACCTTCCATTGATAATCATATGTTCATTATAACACACAAAAAACAAAAAAACGGCAATTGTTAAGTTGCCGTTAGTATTCTAGTATAAAAAGGGTAGAGTCCATCGAAATGATGTAATTGATATAAGTTACCGCATCATCTTCATCAGTAAAATACCGGACAATTGACTGTCCGGTATGTTGAGATACAAATAGTAATAGGATGTTTGTGTCGCAATAGGTGGAAAATTTGATTATCCACCCATTACGAACAATTGGGGTCCAAGACTTACTTTTTGCTTCCACTTCCGAATAACGAAGCGATTTCTGTTTTTTCAATGGCATCTTTAACATTGTTGTTGATAGTCTCAAAGGCTTCTGTTGCCTTTAAGGTATATATGTTAAAGAAGTTGTTGGTAGATTTGTCGAATAGTTTTGCTGATTCGGCAAAAGTATCTGCATTGAAATTGATAATATTCAATGCAACCTGCTTAGATTGTTTTTCGATTTGTGATAGGTCAAACATGGTAATCTCCTTAGACGATTAGTAATTAAATGTAGTGAGACGTTCAAAATCTCTAACCAATCTTTCAACATCGGCATGAGTTGCTGGTTGGCGACTGGCAATATAACTCTCCAGTATAGATTGCCTGTCAATGGTAAATAGTGATAGTATTCTTTTAAACATTTTGTCTCCGTTTAGGCCTCGTTATTGAGCACCTATACAATTATATATGTTTTTTTATGTTGCAACCGCACATTTTTTATCACATTCGCCTAAGGTTTATCACATTATGAAATCAATCGTTGGCATCTTCCCATTTCATCTTAGCAAGAATATAATCTTTAACCAATGAAGAACGGACAATATCATCTGCCGTAAATTCTATTCTAGTAAAGGCATTCATGTGCATGGCAATATCAAAAAACTTTAAAATGCCTGACATATCATTCTTTTTCTTATTCAGGTCGGTTTGCCTATAATCTCCACACCAGATGATTTTCGACATATGGCCGACACGGGTCATTACCGTATCAATCTCTTCATAGGTAAGATTCTGCATTTCATCCACAATGATAATGGCGTTATCAAAAGACATTCCACGAATGAATGATGTACTAATGAATTGAATATGGTGTTGTTCCTCCAATCTATCCCATGCATCCTTGCGACCAAATAGTGTCTCGCATATCTGTCTGTATGGTTGTTGGAAGATTTCCATTTTCTCATTCACATCACCTGGTAAGTGGCCAATCTCTCGGCTTTGTACTGCTGACCTAACCACAATAATTTTATCGAATGGATTAGCTTTGTCCATCACCTCTTCTATTGCTTTATACAAGGCACAAAAGGTCTTACCTGTACCGGCAACACCGTGTAGTGCTACAAAATAATCACCTCGGTTGTATGCTTCAAAAAACAACCTTTGGTTCTCAGTTAATGGTTGAAATGTCTTTAAGTCATCAATCCGTAACTTCAGATGATTGGTTGGTCTGGCTGGTTTAGTTGTTTCTGTTTCGTTTATTAGTGCTTTATTGCGAGCCATTTAATTTTCCTAGAACGTGAGCTTTGTGAATTTTACAGGTCACCCATGCATTATAGTATGATTCACTCAATAGGGCATGGCGAGTGAATATCTCCCATGTTTCCCAATAATTACATGCGGACCTAGTTTTGCATAAATGTAGAATTTCTCTTGTGTATTGGTCCTCTCCATTAAGTTTAACTTCAGCTTTCAATTCTTCACTAGAACTCCAGTAAGTCTCCCAATCAGAGGCAACTCTGATTTTCTTTTTCTTACCTTTAACTTGTTTTGTTTTTGCCTTAGTAAAGAACTTCTTGCCAATATATTTACGGCCAGTTAGGTTGTGTGTGATAAGATATACGAAACCCATATGGTCTTGTATATCTTCCTCTTGGAATGGTTCTGCGGTGTTATGGTAAACCCACATTAAAAATTGTCGTCCTCGTCTAGTTCATCTTCAATGAACATCATTTCAGCACAAAAGGGACAGAATGTGGGGTCTGATTCACATACTGTCTCTTCGTAACTTACACTAAAACGACTAGTACAATTTTCACATTGGTGTTTGATTGTTGTCATGCAATATCCTCCTTATGGAGGTATATATACGACTAATTACACCAAGTTTGCTTCTTATCTCCGTAGTATTCACGAGCATAACCACTATCAATCAATGATTTGCGTAAACTTTGGCCATCAAGAATGATATCTCCCAACACACGGCCACCGTACTTGTCCCATGAGATAATCACAATAGTTTGTTTCTGACTATCAGCAACCAATTTCTTGGTGTATGCTGTGGCTGCATCACCTTTGGCGGCCTCTTCTGGACAGGCAGCTCTGAAACCTTTTTCTGGAGTATCAACACCATAGATACGAACAGACAATACAGGTTTCAATGGTGCAGGTAAAAACGGTGCTTTGATTTCTACTGTATCACCATCAATCACTCTTGTAATTGGGTAAACATTAGTGGTAGTTTGTGCCAACACCAATGTTGGTACTAATAACAATAACATCAATAACTTTTTCATTTTATTTCCTATCGAGCCCATACATCAGACCAATCTCCAGATAAAGCACCTTTTGCATAATCGGTTGCTCTGTTCTCAAAGAAGTTGGTGTGTGTTGGTGCATTAATCATTTCCTCAACCCATGGTAAAGGATTTCTTTTTACTTTAAAGATACCTTTGAGGCCTAATGAAATCAATCTACGGTCAGCAATATAACGAATGTACTTCTTAACATCTTCAGATGATAAATCTTCCATGGCACCCATAGCAAATGCCAAATCAATAAACTTATCTTCAAGTTCAACCATGCGTTCAGCAATAGTATATAAACGGCCTTTCAAATCATCATTCCAGATTTCATTGTTCTCTTGAATGTATGTTCTGAATAGTTTAACCATGTTCTCTGTATGTTGAGTTTCATCAACGATAGACCAAGTAACAATCTGACCCATACCTTTCATTTTACCATGTCGTGGAAAATTAAGTAACATAATAAAAGAGCTAAACAACTGCATACCTTCGGTAAATGCCGAGAATACAGCGATGTGAGTTGCAGTATTTTCTTTAGTAGTATTCTTTGCAGAGATGTCCATAACATAATCGTGTTTCTCTTTCATTTCAGCATAGGCCATAAACTCATTGTATGTGGTATCAGGCAGTCCTAATGTTTCAATCAGGTGTGAGTAAGCAGCAATATGTAATGCTTCACGAGCTGCAAAGCCCAATAACATCATGCGAATCTCTGGTTGTGGAAAGTATGGTAGATAGTTATTAACATAACCACCGGCCACATCAATATCACCTTGTGTAAAGAAACGGAAGATATGAGTTAGAAATTGTTTCTCTTCTTTAGAAAGTTTCTTTTTCCAATCTTTAACATCTTCATGCATTGGTACTTCAGTATGCATCCAATGGGACTGTTCGTGCTTCAGCCAAGCATCATATGCCCATGCATAGTTAAAAGGTTTAAAATACGACCGTTCATCGGTCATTTTTGAATCTATTTTTTTAATCATATTTTATCCTTCACACGCAATACAATCGTTGCCTTGGGCAATTTGTGTCATGTCTAGTTCCTTAATAACATTACGTTCAATTTTCTTTGAAACTTTATCGGCCTTACCAATCTTTTCAGAACGGCAATAGTATAGAGTTTTTAATCCTTTTTTCCATGCCATAAAATGAATAGCATGAAGATATTTAATATTAGCATCAGGCCTAAAGAATAGGTTTAATGATTGTGCTTGGTCAATATATTGTTGTCTATCGGCAGCCAAGTCAATCACCCAACGCTGGTCAATTTCCATAGATGTTTTGAATACATCTTTTTCATTATCATCTAAGATATCCAAATGTTGAACAGAACCATCATTAGCAATAATCGATGACCAAATATCATCATACTTATCAGTATTGATTGCACCACTTTCATCGGCCAATTTATCTTCAATCAGTTTATTTAACCAACGATTCTTATTTAAAAAAGAACCGGATAGTGTATCTTGGCGATAAGCATTGGCACGGTATGGTTCAACAGAAGGAGAAGTATTCCCCATGATGATAGAAGAAGAAGCATTAGGAGCAATAGCCATAAGATGACTAAAGCGATTACCAGTACCTTCTGCATCAGGCGCTTCACCTCTCTCCAATCCAAGTTTCTTATTAGCATCATCTAATCCCCCTCTAATATGTTTGAACATTCTATTGTTTGCAACTTTTGCCATTACTCCTTCCCACGCAATACCATTTCGCTGTAAATAAGCATGAAAACCCAAAGCACCGACACCAATAGAGCGCTCACGACTGGCAGAATACCTTGCACGCTCAATGGCGGAAGGAGCATTATCAATAAAATACTGAAGAACATTGTCAAGCATTTCCGCAACATCAGCAAGAAATAAAGGATCGTTTTTCCATTCATCATAGTTTTCCAAATTTAATGAAGATAAACAACATACAGCTGTGCGTTGTTCATTGGTTGGTAGAATAATTTCTGAGCAAAGGTTTGATTGATGTACTTTCAAACTTTTATCTTTTAACCATTGTGGTAGATGGCGATTACTTGTATCAATATAGTGAATGTATGGTTCACCAGTATGCATACGAATTTCTAAAATTTGTTGCCAAAGATGTTTGGCTGATACTGTCTCACGAATCTCTAGTGATGCTGGATCGATTAAGTCCCATGAATCATCAGCATCCGGATCCAACATACACTTCTCAATAATTTCCATAAATGTATCAGGAATATTAATACCATGGTGCATGTTAAGGGTTCGCATATTCTGGTCACCCGTTGGTTTTCTCATTTCGAGAAACGATATAATATCAGGATGACTAATATCCAAGTAGGCGGCATACGAACCACGCCTTGTTCTTCCTTGACGATATGCTAAAGACGAAGCATCATAAATTTTTAAGTGAGGCATAACACCAGTTGACTTATCATCAGCAGAGCGAATACCAAACCCAATACCAACACCGCCTCCAAGCATAGAGAGCCAATTGGTCTCAGAAAGATTCTGTACTAATCCTTCCGCAGTATCTTCAATATAATTAAGGAAACATGATATAGGCAGGCCACGCTTACTACGACCAAAAGAGAGAATGGGAGTAGAATAACTGAGCCAATGCTTACTGCTGTATTCATATAATCTTTGTGCATGTTCTTTATTACTCCCAAATGAATGTGATACAAATGCAAATCTATGTTGCGGTGAGGTTTCATCTTCTTTCATATACGATTCTTGCAATCGTTTAATACCTAATTCATCAAACAGAGAATCCCGAGAATAATCTACCTTAATACCGTGAACAATATCTTCCATTAAAAACTCCAATTATTATTATTATTTTGTTATAAATTCTTTAGCCATAGGAAATACTGTGGCGATTACTTCAGCACATTTCTGTGCAATCTCTCTGTGTTCCTTCTGTGTACCATTCTCCGAACGGAGTTGAATATAATGTATCCATGACCTTAGAGTACCATTCATATACAACCTTGATACTGTAAGGCCTTCAGGCAATACTGCACGAGCCTGTTCTTTTGCGATGCCTTTTTCAATAGCCCAACGATATGCCTTTTGAGCAGCCGCTAGTACATAATCTTGTTGTGTTTCCCAATTCATCTGTAAACCAACATCATCGGTTTCAATACTGTTCTGGCGATTCTTATCATCTTGCAATCGTGCCTCACGAAATACAAAATCCAATTCTTTAGTTGGATCCGCATATCTTTGAGAAAACTCTTGGAATGAAAAGGAACGATGCCTTAACATTTGTCTTGCGATATCTCTGGTGGTTTCTATTTCTAAACACATGCTCACCATTTCAAGTGGTGACCAATGTTGATTTTTGATGAGATAACGAATCAGTTTCTCACTTGTATCTTTGTTACTTTGATTACTTGGGTTGGAAACCCTCGCACAAAAGGCAACCAACTCTGTCATATTCTCAGCAAAATACTCCGCTGGCTGAGAATAACTAATCAATTCAATCTTCATACTAAACTTTCTTCCACATGTTAAATTTTAATTGTGCTTGAATACCTTTGAATGTATTACTACTTATAATACTTTGTATCTCAATAGGTGTAAGACCATTCAAGACCATCTCATTAATGTCTTTGCCTTTAATATTACTAGGCCAAATTACAACATCATGCCCCATCTTTATTGCATTTTGTATTAACTTCACGACTTCTTTGTTGCGAGGTTCATTATCAAAAATTAAAACTTTATCACCTGATGAAATCTCTTTGGCAGTCAAGGCCAAGTTGGCATCACCTGAGGCTAGGCAGTTATTTATGAATAAACTGTCGATAGGACCTTCAACTAGAAAGATTTTTTCGGTTATCTTTATTCGTTCCATACCATAGACTAATTTATTTTCATCATCATTAGTTCGCATGGTTATGTATCGTAAGGTTTTATCGCTGGTTTCCAATGCACGACCTGAAACCGCAATAAGGTCATTATACTTGTTATAGAATGGGATTACAAGCCTAGCATCGTCTATTACCACCTTATCTTGACCGGGTACCAAAGCTGTTACGAATTGTTTATACTTATTAGTAAACAACAACATTTTGTAACACTCTTTTGGTATCTGTCTGGCCTTGAGATAGGCAATACAGAAATGTTCTTCAGGTAATTTATCACACCATTCAGCATGTTCAAATACTTTCTGCTTATCCACCTTACCAAATTTAGGCGAGGTGATTTGTAGTATAGAATTGGCCTTCTGGTGATTGTTTGTTTGACCTGTCTTGTAGTTCTCTAGTACATATTCTTTATGTAGAGATGGGTCAACATCTTTGAGTAGGTTGCCGAGTGTCGTACTTACACCACAATTGTGGCATCGGTAGAAGTAGTCATTACCCTTTGAGAAGGCATAACCACGGGCTTTAGTGAGGTTCTTTTTAGAATCGCCGCAAATTGGGCAAGAAAAATTGAATAGTCCCTCTTTCTTCTGTTTGAAGTTACGCAAACGGGAGGAAATAAGGCGCAGGTACTTCGTGTCTGTTGATATGCTCATAAACCATAATATAACACACTCCTTGCGGAGTGTCAAGACTATTTAAAGAATTTGCCTAAGAAAGCCAAATCAATGTTACCTAAAATCCAACCTAGTGTTACGGCAACTGAAATAGCGGCAAATTTGTATTTGTTGATTTCTTCCATCGCACCGCCATCGGTTTCTTTTTTGCGACTTTCAGTATCATTATCTTCCCGTTGTTTTAGTTCAACACGGAGAAGGTCAAGCTTGGCTGCAAGATGATGTTCAACTTCATCAATCTTATCCAGTAACTCTCGGTTTACTGTACTAATTCTAGAATGAAGGTCTTTAATATCTTCTTTCAATTCTGTTTCCGTCCTTATATGATTGTCGTGTTTTTGGTCATGTAACGAAATCATTCTAAGTAAATTCGAATTCATCTCCTGTATTTTGTCGATGGATTCAGACAATTTATTGGTGATATTCATTACCACCTCATTGTCTTTTTTTAAGAGGCCAACTTGTAATTTGATGTTGCCCATTTCTTGTTCTTCTGGATACATTTTATTTCTCTGGATTTGTTTGTGGTGAAAATCTCTCAGAAGCAGTAAAACCTAATCCTGCTATAGCAATATACATCATACCTTCATATACATTAGGAGCTACCGACAAATCATAAAACAAATCTGCGAGAAATGCTACAGAGCAGAGAATGAACGCCAAAAGGGTTACAACTCTCTTACTGCTTATTACATTACTTCTACCGTCAGATAATAAACTTACTATCCATTTCATTGGGTGTCCAGTTCTTATTTATTAGAATTATAGTTCTCTTTTTGTGTTTTATACCATTCCTGCCAACCTTTTAATTTGTTGGCAACTTCATAGTATGTACCATAATTAATAATAACTACACTAAACACTTCTGTTGCTGAGGCACCAGCAGGAACTTCGTGTAACTCTGGTGGTGCTTCCATTAATACATCAATATTATTGGGAAACTTCTGACTTGAAGGTACTGATACGCAACCTGTCAGCAATAAGAAACCTAATATAACTAATAATTTTTTCATTTCTTGTTCTCCTTACGGTTCTTAGCCGCATTGTTGAGAACAGCTATTACATCCGAATTAACTGTACATTGTTTATCTAACTGGCCAGATAATCCTTCTAATTTTTTACGATTCGCATTATTTATGTCTCGAATGTTCTGTTGGTTCAATAGTACCAACTGAGCAATCTTAGTATTTGCTTCTGCTGATGCAGCTTCTGCTTTTGCAGCCTTAATCTGTTGTTCTTTTACTTGTGCTTGCCACACATCATTACTACCAATGGCACCTTCAAGATAAACTGAAAATACTAATAATACAATGGCAATTACTTTAGTTGGCATCAAATACTTATCAACAAAAGGTATAAAACTAAAGAATTGTGTAGCCACAAGTGCGAGAATACTCAATACAACAACCAAGTGTACTGTGAAATTAGGAATTAAATTTAACAACCAAAGCATTATCATAGTATTACCTTATTAATCTCGAATCGTTGGTTTCTCTCAGGTAACCCAAGCAAACCAGTATTAATCTTTTTTGTCATCAACTTAATATCATTAGCATCACATGCAGAATTGATATTATTAACTTTCCAATACCAACATGATGATTCTATACTGCCTTTTAATGTTGTACAATATTCAACTGTCTCATCAATTGATTTGTTGATATATTTGGCAAAACCTGCATAGTTATCATGGCCAGTTAATTGTATTGCACCACGACCTCTATATTTCCATCCATCACCAGATGCTTCGTTGCCATTACCCATACGATTAGAATAAACTAGGTTGGCAATCTTTTCTGGTTGTCTTTCATACTGCTTAGCAAGTTCCATTGTAGGAAAATACTTTTTAAATGTTGCCATCAAACCTTTGGCACCATAGTTCAAATTCTCGGTTAATGCATTGAAATCATTACTCTCATGGCCGCATTGTGCTAAAAATCCAGCAACACGGAATCTTGTATTGATATCATACTTTGGTAACAATTCATTTAAAACTCTAAACAACTCTACATGTTGTTTATTAGTTGGTACACATTGGTGTACCTTAGCCGAATCGAAATCAAATTCGAAACTCATGCTAGTTTAGGTGGGTTTCTATTGAAGAATGATTTAAATGGTATCACAGATTTCTTCTTTTTGCGGTTAACACCTGGTTCGCCGTTTTTACCAATGCCGAGTCCAGCAATCTCACCAGCACCAGCATTGTTGACAGGTACACCACCAACTAGACCAACACCATCTTCTTTAATTGTTTTCATTTTGGTTTCAATTCAGGATATTTTTTATGCATTTCTTCTTTTGGTAATTCGTGCAAGTCTTTCCAAAGTTTAGCTTCTTTTTTAGTTTTTGTGGTTCTAATATGTTGGCCATTTTCGTCATGTACATGGTACTCTACATCAGCAGTTGTTCTACCACGATACATTGCTTTTTTGGTTATAATTGCTTTTTTTTCTTCTGATATGAAACTCTTAAAAGTTTTCATTAACAATTCCACTTTCTTAGTGCTAGTGCCTTACGAGTGGGTTCACCGTTAGGTTTCTTCATCGGTCCTTCCATACCAGACATTCTGGCACAAAATGATTTTCTACGCTTAGCTGGTTTGGAATCTGGATCCAATTTCGATGGCTTTGTTGTTACTGCCATTGATAACTTGGAACCTGGATTTTCTCTACGATAAGAAGCAATACCTTTACGGTTTAAACCACCTTCAGGATTTTTACCTTCTTTTCTTTGCCAAGCAGCAGATTCTTTTATTTGTTTTTTGATCCACACATCAGGAGTTTTTCCATGTTTAGATACGAAATCATTGTGTAAATCTTTGCCTGTAATATTACTTTTTTTGGATATGTCCATCATTAAATTATTGATAGAATCATAGCTGTGGTTATCCAATTTTTTTAAGCCTTTTTCTAAGGCTGTAACACAGCAGCAATTTTCATTTAAGTATTGTTTAAATGTTTTCATTTTATTTTTCTTAGTGCGTCTGCTATTCTCATATCAACTTCAATATCTGAAGATAGTATGTCTTGTCCTTTAATACCAACCACTTTGGTTGGCATGTAATTTAAAAATAACAAATATGTCTTTAATGCAGGATAATCTTCTTTTGCCATCTTGAAGAACAGTAATCTTGTGGCAACTTCAGGTCCAAATACATTATAGATAACCACCAAATGGTTTAAAACTAACTGCTCACGCAATTCATCCGACTTACGGTAACGCCGAAATAGTCGTTTTAAATAATCAAACCGCTTCATATCTTCTTTAAACTCACTCATTATCATATCTGGCCTCTCATAGGCTTTCATACAATACAATATAATATTATCATTCATCAAGTTATCAAAACTCATTTTAGTCTATTTCTAGTTCATCGTCCTCATCAGATAATAGTTTTTCTAAGCCTTCAGAATCGGTTATTTCAGCAAAAAATTCGTAACCGCCATTATCTAGTGGACTGTATATTGTATATAAGTGGGTGTTTTCATTCAAATCTACAGCAAATTCATCTCCATCATTGTCAAGACTGTAATACAAAGGCAAAGCGATGTTATGCTTGGCCATTGTATTACGTATCTTTTCAATACCAATTTCGGGAGAAGGGACAATACCTTCCAACACCGAAAGTAATTCATCATTGATACTTTGGATGTTGGAAACGATTTGACTAGGATTATAACTAGCCATCTCTTGTAAGTATTGTTTAAAACGCATTACGATACGGTCAATGTAGAGTTAGCTGTTGTAACTGATACTGCACCTGGAGCGGATACTGTTACACGATACTTAGCACCATTAGCATTAGTGAATGTTGGTGTAATTACCAATGAATCGGTTGTTGTGCCAGCGTATGTTGTGTTTGCTGGTGTACCGTTTGCAACTGAAACCCATGAAGCACCTGTATTGACTTGCCAAGCATATGAAAGAACTGCTGAAGGCGGAGCTGCGTCAATAACAACTGCGAATGTTGCTGTATTACCACCACCGTATTTAACAGACTTATCGCCAGGTTGTGTAGTAATTGATAACAAAGCATCAGGATATATTGTATCATCTGAAGCATCGCCAGTCATAGAACCCATAGCAATTAGAGTTTCTTCTGTAACACGGCCTGCACGACCACCAGAACCTACTGTACGAAGAACCCAACCAGCATGAGTAGAGTTATGTGAAGTACCGGCTGCATCATCTTCAGCAGTGTCAACGCCAAATAATCCTACAGTTTTACCTGAAACGATTACATCAACGGTTGTGTTTCCATAAAGGTTATCTACATTTCCTTGTGTAGGTGCTTGTTGCACATACATTGGCGCAAAGATAGGGGCGCTTGTGTTTGCATCTGTGTTGTTCCAAAGGGACATTTAATTTCTCCTAAATTAATTTTATATGGTATTTATAATATATAATTACTGTTTCTGAATTTCACTTGATAATACAGGTTCAGATTCAAATTTCTCTGCTCCTGCACCATCGGATTTCTTCTTTTTTGCAGATTTCATTACATTTTTAACGATTTCTGCCTTGCGTGATTCTTCTTTTTCTTCTTTAACTGGTTTCAAAGACTTTGCTTTTTTGTTTAAAGCCAAACGAGCCAAATCTCTTGCTCTAGACATAGGTGAATGTTTTGCACCAGATTTGTCTGTTACAGTACCTGGAGATTTCTTCCAACCTGATGTACCAGCAATAGTGGCTTCTTCCATCTTTTTCTTTTCCTGTTCAGCCTTAGCATATGCTGGATCAGTTTTGATAGTAGTTTCTTTGCCGCCAGGTCCAACACTAGTTACTTTTGCACCAATTTCTTTATTGGTTTTGATAACAACTGGTGCCTCTTCTAACTGTTCAGCTTCTTCTTTTAATTCTGAATACATGTAGTCAGCTGCAGTTTGAATATAATCAGTAGCAAGAGTAATCTTAGATTGAACCCACTCAGGCATATCAGTATCAGGTTTCAACAATTCTTTAATCATATCAGCACAACGTGTTAGTGTTGCTAATTGATTTAAGGCCATATCACCTTCATATCCATATTCTCGTTCATCTTTGGCTTCTTTAACTGGTACACAATTAGGAACTTCTTTACCGTTCTTCATTTTCTTACCAACCATTTGATAGTTTTTCCAACATGGGTCACCACCTTCAACTTGTTTGTTTTGACCTTCTTCAATGTGTTCAACTGATTCTCCACGCAATTCTCTTTTACCAGAACTGTGACCTTCTAATGCACCTTTATGCCATTCGGAATGTTCTGGTGTTCCTTTTTTGTGTGGATTATCAGCCAACATTTGTTTTTTTCTTGCAGAAGCTGTATGAACAAAACCAGAATCAATAGCATGGTCTTTGGCATATTCATATCCTTTATCCCAATGTTTTTCATTTGATTCTTCTTCAATCTGTTCAGCTTCTTCTCGAATTGGATGATACCCTAAAGAACGATATGCTCTGATTGAATTTTGAGTAACACGAATTTCTTTACCAGAAGATTTGTGTCGTAAAGCAACCGTTTTTTCTGTGGAAGGAACGGCACCTTCTTCTATTGTATTTTCCATTTCGGCCTCTTCTTTAATTTTACCTGCTCTACCAAAATGAACATCCATTCCTTTTTCGAGATTTTTTGTTCTTACTGTATTAAGATGAGTTAATTCATCTCCAAATTTTGGTCGGCCAGGATCTATATCACCTTTATATTCTGTACCATATGTACCTTTGTGTTTATATACACCACTTTTCGATTCATATTCTTGAATCTGCTCAATTTCTTCTTTATTTAATGATTTTGATAATCGGTTAATAGCACCACTCATATTTTCTTTACCTTGAGAAGCATTGGCTTGACGATTCTTTTCAATATCGTTATGCATTTTCTCTCTTTCGGTAGCACTAGCACGCCACTTATCTAATGATGACATTTTTGGTTTTAACATTTCATTGACCTCTGTTTCTTCTACATATTTTTTAAGTTTTGTATAATAGTTTGGTTTTTCGTTTAAATGATCCATCGCAATCTCTCGTTCTGAACCTTTATTCTTACCGTGTTCTGCCTCAACTGCCATACCAATCTTCAATTGCTTTTCAATCTCAGCAACGGATACACCATGCTTCTTGGCAATAGCCTCAACAGATGGTGCATCCTTTGGGATATCAATCTCAGATTCTTCTTTAACTTCTTTGTACTTCTTCATTGGTTCTTTTTGTGGCTTCTCTGTAAAGGTACGAGATGCTGGAGTGTATCCACCACGAAATTGATTACCCTCTGGAGAGGACATTGTGGTAGAATCCATCGAATCTTCTTTAAGACGATTGATATCCTTGAACTTTTTCATTATGCTTTTTCTTTAGCAGTCTTAGTAGCAGTTGCATACATTACTGACTTAGCACGGTCACCATAACGCTCTTTGAAACCAGCAATACCTTTTTTCATTGACTTAACAACTTCTTCTTTTTTAGCAGTTTCAGCAGGAGTCAAATGTTTTTCTTCCAAATCAACGGTAGAGATTTGTGGCTTCTGTGAAGCATCAGTCAAATCAACCATTTGAATTTCAGTATGGGTTGCTTCATTCTGAACAGCTTGAACTGAAGGTTTAGAAACATCAGCAGTTTTCTTTTTGCCATCAAACTTGGCCTTCTGGTCTGCCAATTCTTTTGTGAATTCTTCTTGTGAAGCTTCTTCTTTCAATGAAGATAAATGTTTATCCAAATCTCTAAAATTAAATGAACTATCACCGTGAGCTTTAGAATGTCTTGAACCAGCTGGATAATGATTCCATTCACCGTAACGATTAATAGAAACTTCGCCTTTAGTGGGATGTTTCATTCCAGCACCATAAGTAGCTCTTTTAAATTCCATACCATGTTTTTTAGCAATAGAATCAAGATTATCTTCATCCAACTGAATCTTATTCTCTGCAATAGTCTTAGACAAAGCTTTAAGACCACCAGTTTTCAATGATTCAATCATTTCTTTGTATAACTTGGTGTTTGTTCTGCGGTTCTGATGAGCACCATAGGCACGCTTCTTAGCGGCAGGTTTATCTGCATCTTTAGCCATCTTCTCTTCTTTATCCCAATCTGTTACACCAGCTTCAGCATCTTTAACTTCTTTTTGACGGTGAACATATTTACCACCAACAGAGGTATATTCTTGAATCTGCTCAGTATCTTCTCTCATTTTTTCTTGAGCTCTTTTGCGAGCAGTAGTTACCAAATCTGATTTATTGAACAATTGGTCGGCTTTATCGCTACCTGCACCACCTTTTTTACCAGCTTCATATCCTTTTTTCTCAAAATCAATATCACGGCCAATACTCTTAACTCTATATGAGTTTAAAGTACCTTTTGACAACTCATTAATCTGCTCAGATTCTTCTTTAACTGCTTTTTTGCCCTTGCGAAGCATTTCAAAATCTTTAGCGGTTAATTTATCTTTTTCTGGCTCATGTACATCCAACTTCTGTTGATTTGGATGTAATTTTTCATTCATAATCTTAGATACTGCATCAGCAACGCTGTTTGTAATTTTGTTGTAAACTGACATTTTTGTCTCCTGTTATTATTTTAATTAATTTTAAGTGAATTCTATTAAGTTAAATGAGCCCCATAAATCTAATTTGGTACTACTATCAACCCTTTTGGCCATGAGTGTAAGTAAAGTACCTGGTGTGGCTGTTCCTGTTCCATTCAATGATGTATGAACACTATCTCCACCTTGTGTGCGGCCAATAATGATTCCAGAGTGAATCATAGTGCAACCAGCAAAACTAGTCACGGTAGTTCCATTTTGACTACTATACCAATCCGTATAGAATCTGTACTCTAATCTTGTGCCTACTGATGTAAATGCTGGAACTGCTGCTCCACCAAATGTCAATGGTCCTTGCCACCACTCATATACAATTGTACTTGCGCTTGCGTTATTATTTCCCAATTCGTAATCTTCTAATTCATTGAGCGCACTAGTGCTTATATTAGACTTGCAACGAATACTCA